AGCTTCTTTTTTTTCGTTAACATCTACATCCATTTGTTTAAGCTTCATGTTATACTCAAACTCTTGAGCCATTATTTGTAGCTTAAGCTGGTTGTCAGTTTCCATTCTTTGAATTTCAAACTGAGATTTAGCTTGTTCTATTTGAGTTTCTGTAGATGCTATAGCTTCAGCTTTCTGAACATCGTTCATCGAAGCTTGTTCAGAGGCTTGCATATTAGATTGAGTTTGAGCCTCTATGTTTTGTTGAGCTTGTTGTTGCTCTTTTTCTTGTTTTTGTTTTCTTTTGTATTTTAATACTTGATTAGCTAATGTAAGATTTTTAATCTCTCTTATATCTATAGCATCTTCTAAGTATATTTGTTGTTGTTGCAAAGCCATTTGAATATTTTGCTCTAACATTGCTTTTTCTTCTTCTTCAGGTTCTAATTCTAAAAATACACCAAAGTCATATAGATGTAATGTATCTATTTCCTGTAGTGTAGCGGTATTAAATTTACCTAAACTTTTTACTAAAGCTGCATTAGTTAAATCAAAATCAATCATATCAGCAACTCTAAGCGAAACATTTTCACACGTTCTAAGAGTTAAATATAAACTAGCATCTAAGATATGTCTAGTTGCAGTGTTGGATGCGTTAGCGGCTAACTTTTGTAAACCTACTAGTGTACTTTTATCTGGTGTGCTACCATCTCTAGCCTCATTTAAACCGGTAACATCTCTTATCATTTGTAAATAATACTGATAAGTATTAATTAATGATTGTATCTTACCATTAGCACTTGATGATTGTAATTCTTGAATAGGTACTTTACCCCTGTTAGGATCACCATCTTGAGTTAAAGACCTACCAACTATAGAACCAGTTTGGAAATACATGTTCAATGCTTCTTGAGGATTATAGTTTGTTCCATTACCTAGATCAACTTCAGCTAAACCATCCACATCAACGAATACACCGTCTGGTACCATTCTTTGAATTACTTGTTGTAATTTTAACGATGTTAATTGTATCATATCAGCAAAACTAGTTATACGATTCACTAATGAATCAATACGACCTTGGTACATATGAGGAGCTACAATGCAGTAATTCATGTTAACCTTAGTTAAATCACTAGTTGGTCTTGTCATGTTTTCTGATAAATCCCAGCTTAACATTTCGTTAACACCCATAACTTTAGCACCTGTAAAAAGTACTTCAATGCTTCTTGATACTCTATCAAAATTATCACTTGGTGGTGGGGCAAAAAAGTCAGGTTTTTCTAAAGCTTTTTCTAAACCAGTATCTGTTTTTTTGATTTTAAATACTTGATCAATGTACGTTTTATATTCAAAGTATAACACTTGAATTAAATCGTTATTGTTATTAACGCCATTCATTTTACCTTCTCTTCCAGGAAACTTAGCTATTCTTGATAACTGCTCTTCTGAAAGATCCGGAAATTCTTTTTTTAAATCAGGTACAGTAATTGCTTTAATTTCTCCTACATAATATATGTCTTGGAAATTTGGATCGTTTGTATAAGAATAAACTAAATTAGCAGGGTTAACATAATCTATAGTAACACCTTCAGCTTTATTAAATGTAGTTTTACATGCCCCAATACCTATTGTAGTTATGTCTTCAGTTAATCTTTTGTTTGTTAAATCGTATTTATTAAAATCTAATATGTTATTTATAACTTCTTCTTCAGCAATTTCTACAGATTGTTTATAACTTAACTGCATGTGAACTTCTAGTTCTTCTTTAGATTGAGGAAGGTTTGCTGGATCTAATGTATTGTATAATGTTGCACCTAAATTCTGTTCTATACTGTCAATTAATGGCTTAGCCATCATATCTTTTAAAACTCCACTAGCATAGTTAGTTCTTTGTTTTTGTGAGAAAGGATCTTGAGCAAAAGCTTTTATATCGTAATTTTTAGAAGCTATACCATTAACAACTATATCTACAAACTTAGGTATAATTGGTACAGGCTTCCAGTCTAAATTTAAATAAGACAAATCACCGTTAATAGACAATTCATCTTTATATTTTTGTATAGGTTGCTCACCTCTAGCATACAACCTTAATCTATTAAAATTTTGATAACCATTATTCCAACGACTGTTATTAACTCTGCCACCTCTAAACCACTCATTCTCAATAGCTTGCGCTACTTGCAAACCATATTCCCAACTTCGCTTTTCTGCCTCAGGTACCACCTGATTAGGAAACGAACTATTAGTACTTGTGTTAATCATTCTTTAAAAATTTTTGAATTATTCCCGTCATTGTTATATTTAGCAAAACTTAATGAAACTTTTTCTTTTATAACCTGAGCGTTTGGTCTGTATTTGTTTTTATTACAAGCCATTAATGCTAAACCTGAACTAATCGAGGCATCATGCTTAGTTCTATTATTAATATCAAATGCTGCCCAATCTTCTAATGTTCTTTGAAAATACATTGTGCCATATTGTTCGTTGTTGTAACCTACAAAACTTTCAATATAAGATTCTATTGCAGCCGCATGAGCTTGTTTGACATCTTCACTTGAATTAGGTATTCCACCTATTTCTTTTTCTGTAACTGATAATTTAAATGCTAGTTTATCAGGTCTATTCATAGAGTATTGTCTATAACCTCTACGTCTTAAATAGTATAATAATCTAGGTTTATTATTCTCTGCAAGTATAGGCATACTATAAAAGTGTAATGCCATAAGAACATCTTCAAAAAAGATTTCTGCAGTTGAAGGTCTGGATATATATTCTAAAAAAAATAAATTAGGTGGACAATCATCCATCGTAAATTTAGTTAAACCATGAAGTGATCCTTTAGAACCTCTCCCGTCTACTGTTCCTGATATATCGTAACTGTCACATCCGAAAGCTCCCATGTGTTCATTAGCAGGATGCTTTTGACCATTCTTAGTTATAAATCTATTTTGTTGTTCTGCTTTAGGAATCCAAGACACCATAAACCTTCCATTCTTATTTGGTGAAAAAATAACCCTAGTATCTTTAATCCCATCTTCCCATTGAAAATTACCCTGAGTAACTACTCCTGAGCGCTTTAAGTCTTCGTTATAATCTATTTGTTCGTAAATCTTAGTTAGATTAAATAAAGATTGTTTTGTCTCGTCTCTGAATGCATGTTTCTCTGTACGTGGAAATTGTCGATAAAGTTCATTGAGTCCATCAGGATCATCCTTAAGGCCATCTACTTCATTATCCCAGTGTTCAATGACACCGATTTCAATCTCTTGATCATCGATTCCCTTAACTGGCGATTTCGGAGTTTCAAAGACAGGGTATCCATAAGTATCGATGTAACCTTCGTAGTTCCATTCCATAGGTATGAACAAAGAATATAGTCCTGAGCTAGTCTGTCCGTTGCGGTTTCTTTTTGTGACGTTTGAGCTATCATATAGTTTTTTGTAATTTCTACCTCCTTTATCTAAAGCATTTGATGTTGATCCCATCATACACTTACCAATTATTCTACTACCTAATCTTAATGTTGTTTTTGTTACCCTCCAGTTATTAAGGATATTTTCTGGTCTTTCCCATTTACCAGCCTCATCATGTACAAGGAGCATAAGCTTTTCACCGTCATAGGAGTTATCCCCTGTATTTTTCCAGTCGATAGTTGTATCGAGTCCAACCATTTCTTCAAGTCTTTCGTTTGAGTCAAGTTTTTTTCTTGTAAACTTAGACGCTGGGACTCTGTAGGCAAGTTCAGTTTTCGGTCGGTCCATACCATCTTGGATCGGTTTGAAAAAGAATGGGTAATTAACTGAGATCGGTACAATTTTATCTGTAAACATCTTTTTAGCATCTGCTCCAGATTTAGAGAGGACACCGAATCTTGCATCACTCGAGATCGTTGCCATATTAACTGTTTCACCGGATGCCATAAAAGAGAATCCTGACCTTCTGTTCTTAAGGTATGCCATGCCGTAGCATCTTGTATCTGATTTACACGCTTCCCAGAATATAAAGAAAAGTCTGTTTGCTTCTCGAAAGTCTGGCTGCCCAACATCAATCTTTGACCATTGCAAATACATGTAGTGAGTACCAGTAATATAGGTAGGTATGCCTTTAATGTAAAACCAAAAACCTTCATCACGTCTTCTAAACTCTTCATCAATGTAATCATGTAATTGTTCTTTGAATGTGTTTGGATAAGCTTTCCAATCAAATATAGTTTTGATTTGTTTAAGCTCTTTTCTTTTTTCAAATACCTCCCAGTATTGATCCTCTTGTTTCTTAGATCTTTTAAAAGGATTGTCTTCTAGTGGTAAAGCAATTACAAGATTTTGTATTTCATAAATCTCTCCGATCTGACCGGTTTTGCTTATTACTATTATATCGTGTTCCTTGTTATAACCGTATTTCCATTTCTTAGACTTATTAAGTCTTTTAATGACGTGTGGTTTTATAGGTTCAACTATTTTGTATAGAGTTTGCTCGTACATTATTTAGAACGTCTTTCTGCAAACCCACTAAAACTTGTTTCTTTTTTTTCGTTAGGTTTATTTTCTAGTATATTATTCTCCTCTTCAATACGAGTAAGTATTTCAAAAGCATCAAATATAGCTAGTTTTTTAGTAGCAGCTGCGTTTTTTAAACGATCTGCGGATATATCATCATCTGAATCTACAATAGCTTCTTTAGCAACTTTAATAAGTTCTTCAACTGCTTTGTGCCCAGCTTGGATTATGTTCAACTTCGTTTCCTTGATGTTCATACTTAATTACAATATCATTAGATTTCATACAATAAAGACGTTTGCCTTCAACGACAAAGTCAAATTCTCCAAATGGTCTAAAACCTACAAGATCTCCTTCGTTGATTCCTAGCGCTTCTAACGCACTATTACCATATTTCAATATACCAATAAGCTTTTGTTCTAAACCTGTATCTACTTCATTAAAATCCTTTATAGGAGCAAGAAAACATCTATCACCGAATGATAACCATTTTTCTTGAGGTTTGTATAAATAAACTTGATCTATTTGTACAAAATATAAATTATCTTTAAAAAAAG